CACAAGCTATTGATAATGATAACGATCAGGGGTTACATATTTGGTTGGGGTTTGGTGTAGGCCCAAATAGAATGAATGGATCAACTACTTGGACAAGTTACAGCCAACCTGTTTACCCGGGATCAAGCACAACTAACTTTTTTGATACGGTAGGTAACATTTTATATCTTACAGGATTTCAAGTAGAAGTAGATCACTCTGGAACAGGGCAAGCATCTCCCTTCGAGCACCGTAGCTATGGTGAAGAACTGGCGTTGTGTCAGAGGTATTTTCAAACAGTCGATATTACAACATCAGGCGGAGCGCATTATTTAGGGCCAGTTATGACAAGGTCTGCAAATAATAATCATGCTAGTTTCAATTGCCCAGTTACTATGAGAACGCAACCGACGTTGTCAGTAACTAATAATGGCAGTTTGAGATTTTCCGCGAATGGAGCGTACACAGATGGCAGTTCTAATTCAACAACAATAGGTGGGCAGACGCTTTCGGTGCACACTCAAACATCTGGGCATTTGATGACCTTTAACTTCGGTACAGTAAGTGGTGTTTCTCAAAGTGCAAATTACGCACAAGGCGGCCTTATGTTGAACAACGGAATGTTTAATTTGGATGCGGAGCTATAAAATATGGAAAATATGAATTTTGAAAACGCTCAGTATTTAAGAAATGCAGAAACTAATGCACTAAGAGGGATTGTAGCGAGTTTAGGTGGGCAAGAGATATCCATCCCTATTGATCCTAACAACCGCCACTACGCCGAAATCATGCGCCAAGTAGAGGCGGGTGAATTAACTATACAGGAGGCAAGCGAATAATGCCTTATTTAGGGAAAGAACCTGTACGCGGTTCGTTTAAAAAACTAGACAATATTACGCCGAACGGGAGCTCTTCCTATTCACTTTTGTATAACGGAGCGGCTTACGATCCCGGCCAAGCAGAACGACTAATTGTATCTGTTAACGGTGTTACACAGGCACCGGGTGTTGCTTACACGGTAAGTGGCAACACGATTACGTTCACGGCGGCTGTAACCTCTAGCGATGTAATTGATTACATTGTGGGTATGGGCGATGTCTACGATGTAGGCTCAGTATCAGATGGTACTATCACACCTGCTAAACTGGCTTCTACGCTAGTGCTAGACGATACGCCAATCCGTACGAATATAAACACATTAGATAACGCTATTACCGTAGCCGCTAACCAGAACGCATTCGTTGCTGGGCCTGTGACGATTAACGCGGCATTGACGGTCAATGGCACATTTACGGTGATATAAATGGCAAGTGAAATTATAGTACAAACAATCAAAGGCCCTACATCAGGAGCTAATGCGAATAAGATTATCGTGCCGTCTGGGCAGACGTTGGATGCGAGTGCAGGTTTTAACGCACCTTCCGGAACAATCATACAGATAAAGGATGCTAAGGTAACATCATTTTCGTCAATCAACTGTGCCAATGTTTGGGCGTCTTTAATGAGCGTAACTATTACGCCCAAAGATTCTAACAGCCGTTTCTTTATTACAGGGCACGCTCAGATTGGTAATCCGTCATCAGGTGGTCTTGAAATGGGATTACGCATCCGTAGAGAAGTGGGCGGCGTGTCTGGTTATCCGTGTATTGCCAATGCAAGTGGAAGCACAACTCAATCAACTCTAGGCAATCAGGTTACCGGATCAAATCCGTCGTATGAAGGATGGACTCCATCTTGGTCGGTGTACGACGAGCCTTCCAGCGCGGGGGATATAACTTACTATTTAGAATATTTTGGTTCAGAGAACCAGACAGCGTATTACAACCGTTTCCAGACCACCGCAAATGCGTCGTATAACGTGCATGGAACAACAACCCTTACTGTTATGGAGATCGCAGGATGAGTACAATCTACGTTGATAATCTCCAGCCTAATCTCCAAGACGGCGTTCATATTCCGGGTCATGTGACTAAAGCAGAAACGTACGATGTACCTAATATAACTAAATCAGGCACAGGTACTGCTACCATTCAAACGTACACAATTGACCATAAAGAAGGCTCTAATATTTTAGTCATGTGCAGTATTCATGTGTATGTTGAGCATGATGGGGCGTGGTCTGGGGGTACCGTTGAGTTACTTAGGGATGGCGTTAAAGTCGCGTACACAGGTTTCATTGGCACTAACTGGTCAAATACTAATTACCACGCGGATCGAGCAAGTATCCTGTTTTTAGATCAAAATACAACAGGTACATCCACAACCTACAAACTCCAGATTAACAATATTGATGCGGCTCAAGTGATGGTTGATTCTCCGCACGTTGATTTAGCGGACGGTAAAGAACACAACATAGTATTTATGGAGATCGCACAATGAGTTCAATAATCAAAGTCGATCAAATCCAGTTAGCGGATGGCTCTACCCCTACTGCGGGTGATCTTGGTATTAACCAAAGCGGAACTATTGTTGCCGCGTACACAGTCAACAGTTCTACGTCAGCGCAAAGCTCCGCAGTTTCGAGTGCAACAGACATTACAGGAATGTCGATTACTATGACGCCTAAGTTCAGTAATAGCACAATAGTAATTACAACCATGATTGCCGCAGAAACTCACAGTTCCCACCCAGATAAAGGCATTCGATTTTGGATAAAAAGGGATGGCAGTAATGTGTATGAGTCTCAATATGACTTGTACAATAGTAGTGATGCCAATCAGCGCATCGGAAAAGTCCACTTGATGTTCAATGAGAGTGCCGTCAGTACCTCAGAAAGAACTTACAAAATAGCTTTTGCATCAACACGGGATACATCAACTGCTATCGCACGAGTAAATAATTATGGGGAACCTTCCTCAATGATGATTTTAGAGATAGCGGGGTAACGAGCAATGGCATTAACTAAACTAAAGTTATCCAATTCAGACATCGCCGCCCTGACTGATTTTAATCTGAGTGCGGATGATCTTCCTGCGGGGACTGTTTTGCAGGTGGTCAACACCTCGTATTCAGATCAATTACAAACTACAGGCACTAGCTACATTAGCTCAGGGCTAACTGCAACAATTACCCCTAAAAGCACCAATAGCAAAATTTTAATCCTCTCTAGTTTTTTGGCTCAGATTACTGGGTCGTCTAACTTAACGGGGTATTTTACGGTTTTTAGGGGTTCGTCAAACTTGGCGTCTGGTGGTCAGTTTATTCGTTTGGAGGGTAACCTATCAAATTGGTTTGGGGCGCAGTCAATTAATCATTTGGACAGCCCTAATACGACTTCTGCCACTACTTATGAAGTAAAGTTTCGCTCACAAACTACTAATCTGACGACTCGGGTGCACCTCACGTCTAGCCCCGGGTCATTAACACTTATTGAAATCGCATGATAATTAACTGGCTAATATTAAAGGAGAAAACAATATGGCATCAGTAGCAGAAGCCCTGAGTGATCTGGGCATTACAGAATGGGTTCTCCGGGGAGAGCCTACAACCGAAGCGGAGTTCAATGAAATGTTCCGCAAAGTAACTGGGGCAGATGACAACGGCACAGCCGTCGAGTCCTCAAACCCAGATGACTTTGGAACTGATTGGGCAACCGTATCGGCAAAGCAAGCGGAACTAACAGCCGCAGAGCCAATGAAAGCTCTTCGTGCAGAACGTAACCGTTTGATTGCAGAAACTGACTGGTGGGCGTTGTCAGATCAGACAATGACCGCAGAACAGACTGCATACCGTCAAGCACTACGCGACATTACAGAGACTTATTCGTCTTTGGATGACGTAGTCTGGCCGACTAAGCCCTAATGAAGGACTTTGATTACTCAAAACTACTTACCAGTTTAATACCTTTGGTATTAGCTGGTATGTGGTGGGTAATCACAAACGTCAATGAGATCCGTTCAGAGATCTCAGGTGTTAAGGCGAATATGATGATGTTGATAGATCCCCAAGGTCAGATCATTCCGTCACCAGATAACGCCTTAGCGCGACAACAATTAAGGGAAAACCTAATTGAATACATCCACGATCTACAGGTTCGTGTGAAGTTATTAGAAGAACAAGATAACAATTAGTAACCGCTCTAGGGGGAGTACATGAGTGGAAGTTTTAACGGCTATCGCGGCCGCTACGACTGCGTATAAAACAGTAGTAAAACTGGTTAGCGCAGGTCGCGAATTAGAGGATGTAGCAGGTCAATTAGGTAAATGGTACACGGCGGCTAGTGATATAGCTAACGCCGAACAAGAGGCAAAAAACCCACCATTTTATAAGAAATTACTGTATAAAGGTAGTGTAGAGGAAGAAGCTCTCAATGCTAC